GCTGCTCGTCAACGGCGCGAGGCTATTCTTGGAGGCGGTAGAGGTGGTGGTGGAGGATTTGCTTTTACAGACGGGATGATGGATCAATTTGGTGGTGAAGGCCAGATGTTTAGTGGGCCTGCAATGCCTCCTGTCAATGTTCGCCCATCAACAGGTATGGGTGGAGAAAAAGGCGGCGGCATAGGTCAAATAATGACGGGTCAGCCAGCCGCGCCCGCAACCCAACCCGCCCCAGTAAGTCCTACACCTACACCTACACCTACACCTACACCTACACCAAGGCCAGTAATGGATCAGTCTTTGGGCGATAGTCTGCGCGGTATGGGCGGTATGTTTTCCAACGCCATAGCTCCCGGTGATCCGGGTTATGAAGCTGCATTAGCAGAAGCTGGGCCGGGATCTGGTGGTTTATTTAGCGGAGCCATTCCCGGCGTTACGCCGGAGCAAATAGAAAGTATTAAGCAGGCTCAAGAACAAAGTCTAGCGTCTGGTCAAAGCGGTTTATTAGGTAAAATTGGTGGCGCTCAAACAGGGATGATGGGAGGAATCCTAGCTGGCCCCGGAAGTACAGCATCAACAGCTAACATGGGCAACATGGGTGGGATCGGTCGTATGGCTGATCCTGCGGTTATGGAGCAAGTTAGGCGGCAAATTGCCACTATTCAGCCTCCTCCCCCACCGATACAACCGCCTCCCCCACCAGTTTCTACGCCTAAGCCTGCAAAAAGTGTAGGTAGGAGTAAGGGGAGACGAAAGCCTGTGCCTCCAAAGCCAAACACCGAGGCCGTAAAGAAAAAACGCAAAGCACCTACTAAGTCTCGCGGCAGGCGTGGGCGTAGGCGTTAAACATGCCTCTTAGCAAGATAAAATTTGCTCCCGGTGTCAACAAAGAAGGCACAGAGTATTCTGCTGATGCTGGATGGTTTGATGCTGACAAGATTCGATTTAGGCAGGGTAGGCCTGAAAAGATTGGTGGATGGGAAAAGTTTTCTGAGACTTCGTTCTTAGGAGTTTGCCGGTCAATACATGACTGGTCTTCTTTGGAGTCTATACGTTACATAGGCCTTGGTACGCATCTTAAGTTCTATGTGGTGTCTGGTGATCTGTTCAACGATGTTACGCCGATAAGGCTAACTTCTGGCGCTGGCGACCCAACCTTTGCAGCAACTAACGGCTCTTCAACAATTACGGTTACCGAGAATTCTCACGGTGCAGTGGTCAACGACTTCGTTACCTTCTCAGACGCAGCGTCCTTGGGTGGCAATGTAGTCGCAGCGGTTTTGAATCAGGAGTACCAGATTGCTTCTGTGCCTACGACCAATACGTTTACCATTGTGGCAAAGGACACCAGCGGTGCAACTGTAACCGCCAACGCAAGCGATACTGGTAATGGCGGCAGTTCAACGGTAGCTGCCTATCAAATCAATACTGGCACCAACACCTTTGCTACAGGCACTGGCTGGGGCACGGCAGGATGGGGTGTAACTGCGTTTGGTAGCGTAAGTAGTATCTCATCAGCAGGTCAGCTAAGACTTTTCAGCCAAGATAATTTTGGAGAAGACCTAGTATTCAACCCCCGTGGCGGCGGTATTTACTACTGGGACGAGTCTTCAGGTACAGGCGCAAGAGGAGTAAACATATCCACTTTAGCCGGTGCCTCTAACGTGCCAACCATTGCCCTACAAGTCATGGTTAGCGACATAGATCAGCACGTTATTGCTTTCGGGTCTAATCCTATTGGCTCTAGCCAAATTGACCCGCTTTTTATTCGGTTCTCTGATCAGGAAAACGCAGCAGACTGGACTCCTACAGCCACTAACACGGCTGGCGGTGTAAGAATCAACTCAGGGTCTCAAATCATTGGCGCGGTTCAGGGCAGACAAGAGATACTGGTATTTACGGATGTTAGCCTGCACTCCATGCGGTTTGTTGGCGCACCGTTTACGTTCCAGTTTCAAACCGTAAGCACTGACATATCTATGATCAGCCCTAACGCAGCGGTCAACGCTAGGGGTTCCGTCTACTTTATGGACAAAGGCGGCTTTTATGTCTACAACGGATCTGTGCAGCCTCTTCCATGCTCTGTAAAAGACTATGTGTTTTCCAACCTTAACGAGGATCAGTCGTTTAAGGTCTTTGCAGCAGAAAACAACGCATTCTCTGAGGTCATATGGTATTACCCAATAGGTTCTGGTGACACAGAAATAACCAACTATGTCAGCTATAACTACGCAGAAAACTTGTGGAGTGTTGGCACGTTAGTTCGCGGAGCATGGCGTGGCGCTGGCACAAGGAACAAGCCTTTAGCTACGTCAGTCATCACAGATACAGATAACAACTACCTGTACTCTCATGAAGTTGGCTTTGACGATGATGGAAGCCCAATGACCGCTTATGTAGAAAGCGGCGACCTAGAGATAGAAGAGGGTCAGCGGTTTATGATGATTAGTCGGGTCATACCTGACTTTGCTTTCAGCGGAACAACCTCTGATGCGTCAATAGCTATGACAATCAAGGGAAAAGACTTCCCACTGGGCAGCACCAGCACCCTTGCAACGGCAACGGTCACATCATCTACAGACCAAAATCATGTCAGGGCTAGGGCTAGGCATCCTATTGTCAGGCTCGAAAGCTCAGGCTCTGGTTACGGCTGGCGGCTTGGTGACCTGCGCTTTGATATACGCTCAGACGGGAGGCGCTAATGGCTGGTACAAGAACAACTCCTCTGCCCATACCAACACCTGAGTATGATCAGCAAGAGCAGGGGCTAACAAGACGTACCCTAGAGCTTGCGATGGATCAGATTGAAAATGATGTGGTTCTTGCTAAGACTCAAGGCGATAAAGAAGGCTCTCTTGCCATGCGCCGCTTTCAGTTCTTGCTGATGGGTGCCTCATGACAGATGCGATCAAGGTTCTGGGTCAGGCCGATGTTTCGGCAACGACAACGACCACACTGTATACAGTCCCAGACCTGACGCAAACAACTGTTAGTTCACTAGTCATATGCAACAGAAGCGGCTCTGCCATCGCGTTCAGGGTTAGCGTCCATGTAGCTGGCGCTTCAGCAAATGACAAACAATTTATATTTTTTGACGAAGCCCTTGCTGCCACTACCACTAGAACTGTGGTTATTGGCATGTGTCTTGGTCAAGCGGATGTGGTCAAGGTTTACGCCAGTGCCGCTAACGTAAGCTTTAACCTATTCGGTGTGGAGACAAGTTAATGGAATATGTAAGAGGACAGATGCAACAAGCGCCATTACAGCCACAGGCAGAGCAAATGGCTCAGTACGGGCGATATGGCGACAGCATGCTTGTACACATGAACCCAGCAGAGGTTCAGGGTATAGCGTCAATGGTTCCGGGTGGCCTTACTACCAACCCTGTGACAGGACAGCCAGAGGCGTTTGCGTTCCTTTTGCCCATGCTGGCTAGTGCATTTGCCCCTGCGGCGTTTACGGCAATAGGAGGTGGAGCTACTGCCGGTCTTGCTGGTCTTGCAACCACAATCGGCGCTAACAGCGCCCTAGCGGGGGCCATTGGTTCTGGTTTAGCCACAACTGCGATTACCGGAGACCTCAAGAAAGGCCTTGCCTCTGGCCTCATGGGTTATGGCATTGGTTCTGCTTTAGGCGCAGGTTCAGACGCTCTCACAGGCGCTGACGTTACTGCTTCTGCTTTAGACACAGCCACTACTGAAGGCGCTAAGTTGGCTGCTGATGCAACAACATTGCAAGCTGCTGCTGTAGATCCTGCCTCAATAGAGGCTGCTTCAAAAGCTGCGATGGAAGCAACCAGTAATCAGGGTTTGCAGCAGACACTAAGCGACAAGCTTATATCTCAAAGAACCAGTGCTGGATTCGGGGAAAGACTTACGCAACCCTTCTCTAGTGGAGACGCTTTAGCTGCTACAGGCAAAGGCTTGGCAAGCAAGTCTGCGATCTTGCCTTTAGCTATCGGTTCAGGCCTTCAAGGTCAGATAGAGATGGAAGAAGGCTACGAGCAGATGGCTCGGCAGACTGAAGCTGACCGACAAGCAGAAGAGGATCGTGCCTATGATCTGCTAGGCACATCGCTGGATTTAGCTGGCACAGACTTTGGCATTGACACTTCTGGCATGGGCAGACAGTACGCTGCATATGATCCTACGAACTATGCACGGGCTGGCGGTATCGTTTCCCTGAACCCTCAAGAGTATCAGCGTCAGGTAAACGACCTTCAAAACCTTGGTGGAGCGCCAATCCGCATGAATGAGGGCGGCCCAATGGGCGGCTTTAATCAAGGTATGGGTGGAGGAGCTAGGTTCGGCTACGGCTCTGCCGCATCCAGACAGGCGCAGCTTAGAGGGCCGGTAGCAAAAACTGCCCCAGAGTTGCAAGAGGTTGAGTACAGACCCGGATTCGGGCCTGAGATTGAGTATTTCAGAAAGCGTATTCCTGAGATAGATGATGCTCAGACTGACACCACTACCGATACCACTACCGATACCACTACAACTCCAGACGTTGATTTTTCAGATATGGTTACGGGTCAGGGCATTGCTCCGTTTATGTCTGAAAAAGACTATGACGCTTTAGTCGCCCTTGCTACAACGCCCAGAAGAGGAAGGAGCGTAGGAAGCAAAAAGTATCAGGCAGCTAAGAAAGAGTTTGCGGATTTAGGTCTGACCGGAAACAAAGAAGAAGACTTTATGAGGTTTGCTCCAAACATGCAGAACCTGTCTTTTGATTACACCAACGCCTATATGGGCATGCAAGAAGGCGGCACGGTGCCAAGCGCAGATCCTCTCATAGAGCAGACTATGATGGCTGTCATGGGTCAGCTTTCAGAAGAAGAGGCTTCAGTTGTTATTGATCGGTTCTTGGATGAGTACGGAACAGAGGCTTTCCAGATGCTTAGAGAGCAAGTACTTCAAAGCATTCAGCCTAACGCTCAGACAGAGGGTGTGATTGAGGGTGAAGGGCGTGGCATGGATGACATGATTCCCGGCACTATCGGCGGTCAGCAGCCTGTAGCAGTGTCTCCCGGCGAGTTTATCATCCCAGCAGACGTAGTCTCAGCGGCAGGTGACGGCGACACAGGCGCTGGCGCAAAGCGTTTTGACGCGATGCTTGATGAGATCAGGATGCAAAAGACTGGGACAACAGAGCAGCCAGATCCACTGGTAGCTAGAGATGGAGGCCTAATACCCGCATGAGCCAATTGTTAAGCTTTGACGAAACAAGGGTTAGGGATATATCCCGTGAGCCAAAGGTGCGTAGCAAAACAGCGCCAAGGGAAATTACTCACACAATCACAATGGTTCCTCCTAATTATACAGAGACATTGTGGCCTGAAGTTAGAGGGCAGTTACTCAAAGCGGTAGCAAGATCAAAAGGCAGGTGGAATGAGGAGTCACTTCTCCAGTCCATAAAGCTAGGACATCAGCACCTATGGCTGGCTTTTGACGAAGATCACAAGATAGACGGGGTAGGCACTACAGAACTGGTGTCTTATCCAGCAAAAAGGATGCTTACGATACAGTTTTTGGGCGGTGACAAGTTCAACGACTGGGTTTGGGACATGCTTGAGCGATTTACTGACTGGGCAATAGATAATAACTGTGACGGCATAGAAGCTACTGCTAGGATGGGATTCTGGAAATGGCTTCAGCAAGACGGATTTGAGCGATCATATGTCGTTTACGAGAGGAGTTTAAGAAATGAGTAAAGGTGGTGGCGGCCCTCAACAAAGCGAGAGCGTAGTAACGCAGACAAACCTCCCTGAGTATGCAAAGCCTTTCTATGAGGAGATGCTTGGTCGAACAGTGTACGAAAGCACTCGACCATACGAGACGTATCAGGGTCAGCGGATACAGGACTTTAATCCCTTTGAAACCACTGCAATGCAAGGCATGGCAGAGATAGCTGGCGCTGGCACTCCTCAGCAGATTAGATCGGCAAGCGACATAGCCACACAGATAGGCTATCAGCCAACTAACATGGGTATGAACATTGCTTCTGGATTCAATCCTCAGCAGCAGTTTTCTAATTATCAGGCTGGCACCATAGCTTCTGGCTACACAGCACCTACAGACGCAAGCCTGACTCAAGGCTTTACAGCAGGAACCCTTGATCCAACGTATACCCCCGGAACCATAGCATCTGGCTACACAGCAGGCACTAGAGATTCCACTTTTGCTCCTCAAACTTCCACAAGCGGCTATACCGCTCAAGGAGTAGATTCCGATTATCAAGCGGGAACTATCGGTCAGGGCTATCAAGCAGGGGATCTAAACGTAGGCTACGAAGCTGGTTCTTTTGACCCCGGATACATAGCTCGTGAGTTAGGGCAAGATTACTCCGCAAGGGACTTACAGTCTCAGTATACAGGCAAAGGTGACTTTGGCCCCGGCTTTCAAGCAGGGACTGTTGCAGACACGGCTACAATTCAGGATTACATGAATCCTTATCAGCAGCTTGTGACTGACATAGAGAAGAGAGAGGCAAGAAGAGCCTCTGATACTCAAGCAGCAAACATCTCTCAACAAGCAGCACAGGCTGGCGGTCTCGGCGGCTATCGTGAAGCTGTTATGCAGTCTGAGCGAGAAAGAAACCTTGGTCAGCAGCTTCAAGATATTCAAGCAACAGGTGGTCGTGCAGCCTTTGACCAAGCGCAACAGGCCTTTGAGGCCGATAGAGCGGCAAGGCTTCAAGAAGCACAGCTTGGCTTGCAAACTGGTACTCAAGCACAACAAGCGCAGCAGCAAGCAGAGCAGCTTAGGCAGGCTGCATTTGGCACCACTGAGCAAGCTCGGCAAGCGCAACAGAAAATGGCAATTGATTCGTTCCAAGCAGGTGAGCAAGCGAGGCAGCAAGCTGCTCAACTTGGTATGACGGCTCAACAACAAGAAGATGCCGCTAGACAAGCCAAAGAAAAATTTAGTCAAAGCGCTTTTCAGCAGACAGAAGCGGGTCGAAGGTCTCAGCAAGAGCTTGATGTGCAATCTTTTCAAGCCGGGGAACAAGCTAGGCAACAGGCGGCAAAGCTTGGTTTGTCTGCGGCTCAACAAGATGCCGCTGCCAGACAGGCGCAAGAGCAACTGCGTCAAGGGGCGTTTGGTCAAACAATGGAAGGGGCTGTTCAAGCGGAGCAGTTTGCCCAGCGTTCATTTGATGCTGGCGAGCAAGCTCGGCAACAAGCAGCTCAACTGGGGCTGTCAGCGCAGCAGCAGCAAGAGGCTGCCAATCAAGCAGCGCAGCGTTTTCGTTCTGATGCGTTTGGGCAAAATCAACAGATGGCTTTGGCTCAACAACAAGAAGCTAGAGCAGTATTCCAAGCGCGAGAGCAAGCAAAACAAGAAGCTGCTCGCATGGGTCTCTCTGCACAAGAGACTCAAGAGCGTATGGATCAGGCTCAGAACCAAGCGGCAATGGCTGCTAGAGAGTTTAACGTCCGTTCAGCGCAAGACAGAGCGCAGCTTGGGCTTGCAGGGCTACAGGCTGATCAAGCTGGCAGAGGTCAAGCCCTTGACGCAGCGCGACTACTTAGCTCGCTTGGTGGACAAGAGCAGGCAATGGCCTTTGACAGGCTACAAAACTTGCAGGCTGCCGGTGAGATACAGCGAGGCATGGGTCAGCGCAGTCTGGATATGGGCTATCAAGACTTCCTGCGTCAGCAAGCGTTCCCAAGAGAGCAGATCGGGTTCTTCAGCAACATGCTTCAAGGTCTGCCCGTTACTCCCGGTAGCACTATGGCGAGCTATGGTGTTCAACCGTCTTCCGGTCAGCAGCTTCTTGGCGCAGGCATTGGTGGTGTAGGTCTTTATAACGCCTTGGGCGGCAGGTAGAGGATAATCGATGCAGAACCTAATCCAGCTAGAGGATGACGTAAAAGGGTTGCCTGATCAGGCGCTACAGCAGTTGGCTAAAGCACCTAATCCACAGGTGCCTCAGTTCCTTGTTATCAGCGAGATACAGCGCCGTGGCGACATGCGTAAAAGGTTTGAGGCTAGGCAGCAGCAACAGCCTCAAGGAACAGTTGCCCAGCAAATAGTTAACCCTCAGCCGCAGGGCATAGCATCAATGATGCCTCAGCAGGGTATGCCGCAGGGCGGCCCTATGCCTATGCCGCAGGGCGGCCCCACGCCACAACCCCCTATGGGCCAGCCAATGCCTCAAGCGCCTATGCAGCAGCCTATGCCTCCACAAGGCATGGCAGCAGGCGGGGTTATCCGCATGGCTGAAGGCAGGATGGCTACATTCCCGATTGACCAAACTCCTGCACAGTCATCTATTATTGGTCAGAGAATAAACAACCCATACAACATCAGGCAGTATGACCAAGGATTTCTTGGGGAGTCAGGCGAAGATTCAGGCTTTGTAAGCTTTGAAGACCCAATGTACGGGGTTCGTGCTGCCGACAAAGTACTTACCACCTACGGCACAAAGCGCGGAATCAATACTGTCCGTGGCTTGATAAACAGGTTTGCTCCTCCCTCAGAAAACGATACAAGTAGTTATGTTAACTACATATCTGGTCAGCTTGGCATAGACCCTGACGCAGAGGTTGACCTTTCAGATCCTGAGATGAGAGCAAGAATCTTGTCACCAATGGCTATGATGGAGTCTAGGTCTGAGTATAGTCCCGGTCAGATCACAAGCATGATTGAGCAGGCAAACCTGAGTCAGGGTGATTCTGGTCAAACACAGTTCCCAACCCCCAGACCAAACATTGTCGCTTCAGCGCAGCCTCCGCAAGGAATGCTTGGAGACTTCCCGCTTCCTCAAATGAGAGAAGGCGTTGTAACCACAGAGTCGATGAACCTTCCCGTGCTGGGTCAAGAGCCTCCTCTCCCCGAAGGCCTTGTAGAGGGCATGCTTGATCAATCTAGGTTTGACCGAATGCAAAGATCAGCCAAACAAACGGCTGAAGGTAGGGCTGTTGAAGGGCCGCAAACAACCACAGAACTAATGACCGGCATCTTTGGTGGAAGAGAGACACCAGAGGTTGGCGAGATTATCAGACAAAGCCGTGTATCAACGCTTCCAGAGCTAGAGAATGCATTGCCGCTTGTGGCTCGACAGCCTACGAGAAAGCAAGCTGAAGCAGGCGATGTCATTCGCATGGCAGAAAACACTAAAGTAGACCCGAAAGGCCTGATCACTACAGATAACAACCCTGTTTCTGCGATCATAGAGGACGCTGCCAAGGGTGAGATACCACCTACCACTGACATAAGCGGCTCACTAGACATTTTAAGGCAGTCTAGAGAGGCCATTGGAGACCCCGGATCGGCTGTTACTGATCGTCTTAACTACTTGATGGGCGGTGCAAAGAATCTTGAGTCTAGAACTGATGAGATATCTGGGCTAGGGCTGCCAGAGTACGGCACAAGAGAATATAACCGCCAAGTTGCTGATATGGTCAAGGATTTTCAGGTTGATCCTGCTACAGCAGAGCGTATGGCACAAGAAGGGCTGGCTGCTCAACCAAAGCCTGAACGCAGAAGAGGATCGACCAGAAGAAGAAAAGATGCAGATCCCAATTTCTTTGACACGGGGCCACAAGGAGATCCAAGAGGGCGCAACCTAAGGGCGGCACAGATTCGTGACGATAGATTGGAAGCTGAAAGATTAGCCAAAGAAGCAAAAGACCAAGACGCTGCCGTAACAGGCACTGATGACGCAACAACTAAAGAGACAGAGGTAGCAACTGAGACAGCGGCCCCTGATCAAGAAACAGCGCAGCAAGCAGCGGATCGTTACATACAACAAGCTAGGGCCGCCCGTGAGGCTGGCCTCATGAGCAAGGAAGAGCTTGCCAAGAAAGAAGCCCTTGGCGCTGCCCTGATACAGCTTGGCGCTGGCATTGCTAAGGGTGACCTAGCAGAGGGTCTGTCTAAGGCAGGCGTTGCTGCACAGGATGTGCGTGAAAAGGCCCGTGACAGGGCTTTACGGGCTAGGTATTACGACTCTATTGCAAACAGATCCAGCAGAACAAGCTTGAGTCTTGAGCAAAAGAGAGTTGTTGACACTGCTAAAGAGCGAATTGCTAGTATGCAAGGAAGTGATGGCGCTCTTCTAACTCCATTTCATCCAGAGTATGAAGCTAGACTAGGCCAGCTTATAACAGATCTTGGCAATGACGTTGGCATTGATATGTCTGCTGCTGCCGCGATTCCAGAAGATCCCACCGCCAGCGCAGTAGGGGCGGCTACAGCAAGCCCAGCAACCTCTCGTTATGTGATCAACTAGTAATGCCAGATTACACTCTGACAGACACCGTTACCGGCGAAACTATTAGTGTAACCGGCGATTCTCCTCCAACGCCTCAAGATGCTGAGGAGCTTTTTCAGGCTTATTACGAGAGAGAGAGAACCGCCTCTGGTCAAGCCTTTGAGACTGCCAAGGGTGTAGGTCGCGGTTTTGCCAATGCGTTCTTGTCTGCTGGCGAAGGTCTTGCAGAGCTTGCGGATGCAGGCACTAACGCAGTAGGCCTTGAGGACTTAATAGATAGCGGCGAAGAGAATGACTTGGTTCGCGCTGCAAGAGAAGGCCGTGCTGCAATAGAAGAGTCTATGGGGGCTGATGCAGCCTATAGAGATCAATGGCTTACCAAGTTTGGCGAAGGTGTTGGCTCGTTTGCATCGTTCTTCACCCCCACCGCAGCGGTGCGGCTTGCTGGTCTGGCTGGCAAGGGCATACAGGCAAGCAGAGCGGTTCAGGCTGGTGAGCTAGGAGCCGCTGGCATACTAGCGGCAGGCACAGGCGCTGGTGATCAAGCACAAAGAATACAAGCTGCCCGTGACGCAGGTCTTGATGTCTCTGAGGGGCAGGAAGACGCTGCTATTGTCGGCGGCACTATGGTGGGCCTGTCAGAGCTTGCTACGCCTGTAAGGCTTTTGCGCAGGCTTAGAGGCCTAGAAGCGGGTGATCAGCTACCTTCTGGCATCAGTCAACGTCTTAGGTCAGCCCTGATGTCAGGTACGGTTGAGGGCGTTCAGGAAGTAACCGCAAGTCTGTTGCAAGACGCTGTTGAGAAGGGCGTATACAACGAGGCTCTGGAGGTTGGCGGTGGCAACCTGATGGATGACTTCACCGTTGGCGGTGCTGTCGGTGCAGGTGCTGACTTAGTCTTGAACGCTGTAGCTGGAAGGCGCAACAAAGATGCCTTCAAGTCCTCAGAAGAAGCAGAGAGAAAGAAAAGAGAAGACCTAGAAGATGCCCAGAACCAAAGGCAGGCAAACCTACCCAAAGACCTTGCAGAACAAGCTCGTATAGACGCTCAGTCTAATCTAGACGTAAAGGCTGCCGCTGAGGCCCGTAGGCAGGCTGCTGGAGCAGAGATAGATCCCGCTCAGATAGCTCCACCCACAGGCAGGGCGCTCACAACCAAGTTAAAGACTCCTGCAAGAATAGTTAACATATCTGATGCATCAGGCCAGACCTTCCAAGCAGAAGAAAAGACCAGAATAAGAAACAAAGGCAAGCCTACAGAGCAGGTCACAACCTTTGTTGAGGTTCCCGGTGGCGGCGAGGTGATTACCTCCGTGAATGGTGTGCCTCAGCAGACAGGCTTGCAGATCACCACTGTCGCAGAGCCTACCGCAGGCATTCAAAGGCGATACCCAAAGCAGCCAATGCTTGCCTATGCTCAACAGATACGCCAGACAATGGGCGACAGTTTCCCGTCAGCAGACAACTCATTCACGGTCAACCTGCCGCAAGAGTTTGGCGGTGCTTTAGGAGACACCACGCAGCTAGATGAGACTGGCGCTCCCGTCTTTACTGTACAAGACAGTTCTGGTCAGCAGTTCGGCATACCACTCAACAACTCAGAAGATGCCTTCGCTCTTGCTGGGTTTCTTAATGACGAAATCATCAACGACAACGTCTTTTCTGCCGGTGATGCAGTTATCTCTACATCCCCAGAAGCGTATGACACAGATCAAGCTTCTACACTTCAGTCCTACAACTTCGCTGTAAACCACCCCGACTCCAACACCTATACATCTGTTGCCGTAGATAGCGCGGCAGAGACCACACAAGACCGTGGCTTTGATGAGGTTGCTGATGTCAAAACACTGGTAGAAAACCGTGTAGGGCCGTCCAAGATGACCGCCTCTCAGCGCATCAATGCGAAGCGTCTGCGTAAGGGTCTGCCAGTAACAAACAACTTCACCATTGAAGAAGTCAGAAGCGTACTGAAAGAAGACCAGCTATATAACCTTACCGATACACGGGTAAATGGTCTTCCAGAGACAGAAACGTACAAGGCTGATCTCAGTAAAGCTGGCAACCCTATTATCAGGAGCAGCGCAGGCGAGGTGCTTCAGGGCAGACCTCTGACCGTCCTAGAGAAAGACGCTGAAATCAAAGCAAACCCCAAGAAGAAGCCGCCTAAGCTGGTTAAGTTCAAGACCGAGGCTGATGCTAGGGTTTATGCCAACCAACTAAACAACGCCACTGGCAAGGCTGCCGTCGAAAAAGGCGTTATGCGTAACGTCGATGGCAACTTCCAAGAGATGCAGTCGCTGTTAGAAGCAAAGAACATAACCTCCAAAGTGGGATCTCCAGAGGTCAAGTACCTTGCGTCTAGAATTCTTGGCAAGAAGACGATCAAGTCGGTAAACGACCTGTCTGTTGCTGAGGCTAGGCTGCTATATCAACGTCTTAGATCACTGCCACGATTTGACAAGCCCACCAAGCTGCCCACATTCAAGCTGCCCAAGTACACAGGGGCGCAGTTCCGTGCTGCTGTCCAAGCCCTGCAAGAAAGCCCAGATGCAGGCGAAATAGTCTTAGCTAACGCCACAGGTATAAACATAGCGACCAAAAGTGGCGCTGAGTCTATGCAGGAGTTGCGTAAGGACATTGCCAAGCAGGGTGTTAAGCCGGTTGCTCCAGTTGAGCCTGTGGTGGAGCAACAGCAAGAAACGCTCGCTTTGCCTGCGCCATCTGTAGATGTTGATCGATTACGCTCTGCAATCAAGAAGGTGATGACAGGGTTTGGTTTGAAGGACGTTGGCCTAAGCCTAGATTATGCGCTCAGGACGGCGGTCAAAGACCCTCTGGGCAATCTTGTCTACGGCATAAGGCCCAGACAGGGCGGCGATATAGATGCAGATGTCATTGGTGGTGAGGCCGCTTTAGCTAGAGAAGCCAAGTACCAGCTTGTTCGGGATGATCAGGCAGACCCAGAAGACAGAGCAGAGGCCTATTACGACCCAAGAATAAATACTATTTTCTTGTCAATAGACAAAGCTATGCAGGGTAAGACCCTGACAGATGCTCAGGTAGAAGCAGAATTACTAGCTCTTCTAGATCACGAAATGATCCATGCCATGCGTAAGCTGGATCTGTTCACCAACAAAGAATGGAATCTTCTTTCAAGGGCAGCAAGCAAGAAGATACACCCCACAAAAGACAGAGATGGCAAGCCACAAACATTCCTCAAGTGGGCGCAAAACAACTACGATGACTTAAGCCCAGTAGATCAGGCAGAAGAATCTGTTGCTGAGTTAGTCAGGCGAGCAAGAGAAGACAGTAAACTTTTACAGGGCAAGCCAAGATCCCTTGTAGAGCGCATAGCTAGGTTCTTTAGGAACATGGTCTCAGCCCTTAGAGGCGAGCAGTTCAACACCTTCAGCGAGGTTATCGGCGGCATAGGCTCAGGCACCATAGGTGGCAGGCAGAGAGGCGAGATAAGAACCTTTGCTCAAACAGAGAAGGCCGTATCTAGAACCCTAGCCAAGCCACCCCCCGGCACAGTCATCACTACCGGCGAAGAGGCAGAACGTGCCGCGCAGGCAGGTCAAACCATTGCTGACTTTGAAGAATCCGAGATAGCTGATAACGCTCAAGATGTTAAGGCGGCAGAAGAGGTCAACTTTTCTCGCCGTCCTAAGCCGATGAAAGAGCCAGTAAATGTAGTAAAGGCATACAAGCTTTTTAACTACAAAGACGGGCAGATTTACCCGCTGTTTGTTGAAGGTGCTACGCCAATTCCTACTGGAGAGTGGATAAAGGCAACAGACCCAAGAACGGAAGGAGCCAAAGGGTTTTTCATGGGGGCAAATGGAAAGCCCTATGTAAAAGCAACAACTGGCGGCAGGGTCAATGTAAGCCCGGAAGAGGCCCAAAGATTGGCTGACCTTGGTGTTATTAAAAACCCGGATGTTAAAGCGATACAAGGCGTGGCGTTTAGACCGGGATTTCATTCCGGCGATTTACCTATGGCTCCGCACATAGGCGGCAAGACCAGCAAGAAGCTTTCTAGGCCAGACTTTAGAAAAGACGATCAGGTATGGGCAGAAATAGAAGTACCCGCCGACTTTGACTGGCAAACGATAGCTAACGCCAACGCCAGAACTAAAGCTAATGGCGAGCTAGACGTAACCACGGCTGACATAACGGATCAAATGCCGGAAAACGGCTACTACCGTTACAAGACTAATCCCAATATGTTTGAAAATTGGATGATTAGTGGCGGTATCAAAGTCACAAAGATCCTTACAGACAAAGAATCTAGAGCCATATCAGAGGCTGCTGGCGTATCTGACCTTCCAAGGCGCGAAGGCTATGTAGATCCAGTAGAGCGAGACTTTGGTGAGTCTCCAGCTTTCTCCAGAAACATATCAAGCCTTGGAGGCGACAATGTACGATCCCAACGCGGAAGAGACGGAAGAGGACGCGATCAGGCACGAGGCGTTGCGCCGACAGAAGATCAGGGTGCAAGCAGAACGCCGCTCGAAGGAGCGCCGATCAGGGCAGGGGCAACGGGGCCAGACCCAGCAGTCAATGCCGCAGCAGAGCGATATGCAGAGACCTATGGCATCCCGCTTGCCAGACAATCGGAATATGTAAGGGTAGACCCAGAGAGAGCCACTCGTATAGCGCAGGCTTATGAGGAGATGGCTGATGATCCCACCGATCCTAATGTTAGGGATGCTTATGAGGATCTGGCTAGGCAAACACGCAACCAATACGATGCCTTGATTGACGAAGGTTTTGAGTTTGATTTCTATGATTCAGACACAGACCCTTATGACGGCAACCCGTACAACGCAATGCGGGACTTGCGCGGCAACAAGCGCATGTCCGTCTATGGCACTTATGACGGCTACGGCACCTTAGATGACTTCTATAACGATATAGGCGATCCAAACAGGGTTATGTTGCGTGACACAGGGTTGCGATGGAAAGATCAGCTAGGTCGAGAGCAAATAGTCACCAACAACGACTTATTCAGGGCTGTACATGACGCATTTGGTCACGGCATAGAAGGTGCTGGATTCCGCGCTCGCGGTGAGGAAAATGCATGGCAGGCACACGCCAAACTATTCACTGGCCCAGCGTTACAGGCACTTACGTCTGAGACTAGGGGGCAGAATAGCTGGCTGAACTACGGCCCATATGGCGAGCAAAACCAAGGCGCTGGTGTACTAGACACCGTCTTTGCTGACCAGAAGATGGGCTTGATGCCTGAGTGGACATCCCGTGAAGGCAGGGACGGCTTTGAAGAATCACCTATGTTCTCTAGGCGAGCCGCTGAACAGGGCGGTATAGAGGGTAATGTAAGTACCCGATACCCCACAGCCGCCAGATCAAAAGAAGACCCTCTTGAAGACTTACTAGTCAATGACTACGAAACCTTTCTTGCTGACGGCAAGGTCTTTGGCAAGAACATGGAGCTTATCAAAGACGCTAACCTCTATCCGATACTACAGAAATCAAAAGACCTAAGATCAGATAAACAAAAAGCAGAGGCGTTTGTTGAGCTTGTTAAGAATAATCTGCTCAATATATATGACAGGGTTCCGGCTGATACCCGTAATAACTCGAAGGTTTGGTACAAAGGCGCAAACGCTTTAGTCCGTAGATTTGCAGAACGTCACAACTTAACCATGCAACAAGCTGCTGCTGTTGCAGCCAACCTGTCTCCGCAAAAGGACTGGTATCAAAACGCTTCGCTTGCAGAAAGAACTATTGATACGTTCTTTGATCACGCAGGGCAGCCTTTTACTCCTGAGATGAAAGCTCGCGCCGAAGAAATATTCTTTCATGATGGTATAAGCGCCAAGGGTCAAGCCAGAAATCGTGAGATGCTTACTCTGATAGGCTCTAGCTCCCTTGATCAAGTACTGGATAAATTCAATGAGCCGGGGCAAGGTGAGCAGCTAGGCGCTATGTGGATCAGGACTTTTGACCAGACCTATAACGACCCTAGCTACAGGATTGTATCCCCTGACGGCAGACTTCTCGACTACGCAAAGAATGCTGACGGTAGCAACTCTAAGGTGGCTTGGGGGTCTTTAACTGAGATAGCCAAGTCAATCAAAGCCCTAAGAGAAACTGACATTGACGCCATATCTGCATCGCTTGGTTCGGCAAACAAAGTCAGAAACTTTTACAACAACATATTCGATCCAGACTCGGATCTTGGCTATGTAACCATAGACACCCATGCCGTTGCGGCAGGGCTTCTTAAACCTCTTGGCGGCAGTGCATTTGAGGTTTCTCACAATTTTGGAACGAAGGGTTCATCGTCAAGCATTACGGGCCTAAACGGCGTGTACTCAATCTACGAGGAAGCCTACCGCCGTGCTGCTAACGAGCGCGGTGTTTTACCTAGAGAGATGCAGTCCATTACATGGGAAGCGGTCAGAGGCCTCTTCCGACCAGAGTACAAGTCTCAAAACAGTAATGTGGAAGTTGTAGACAGTATATGGAAGCAGTATAATAAAAAGCAGATAACGCTGGATCAGGCTAGAGAGGCCATCTATGAACATGCAGGACAAATCAAGCCGCCCGACTGGGAACGATCTGACGGAGGGATACCTGAAGGCGACCAAGCAGCCACTTACGAGAGAAAACTATCTGATGGCGGCGTACCCAGACCGAGACCCGACTCAGCCTCTAGGCGCAGAGGAAGAGGCGATGCTGCCAGACCGATACCGACTGAAGACGTAGGGCTTCCATTCAACCTGCTTGATAAATACAAGCGCAAAGAAGTAATAGGTCAGAGTGAAGTTGACCGTGTTGTAGCCGACAATCTACAAATAGCAGAGAATCGTCCCGCAGGCACGGTGCCACGATTTAATCCCGGCGCAGATCCATATGCACAAGCTGTAGCAGCCGACCCAGACAAAGGCCAAGAGCTTTCAGATAGTGAAATGCCTGCTTTCTCTAGGTCTAACTCACCACAGGTCAATCCTGCTGCTCAAGCTGCAATAGATAATGTTGTTGCAGACCTACCCACAAACACCCCCGGACAGACCTACCTCAACGTCTTAGACCAAGGGCCGATAGCCAAGTGGTTGACCAAGGCTAAACAGGCAGCAGTCAATAGGTATGCCCAGCTAGAAAACTACCAAGGCATGCTTGGCAACTTGCTTGCTGACTCATCGTCCTTGGCTGCCGCTTTGAACGCTGACAGGGCTAACGCGATAACCGCAGCCGCTCTTCAGTACGGTGTCCCTGTGTACACGGGTGGTATGACTAAGATAGCGGATTTCAACCACATCAATAGCCGTGGTGAGACCAGAAAGATTGGTGGCCTTATAGACCTGATGTCTATGCTGTACACCAAGGAGCATGGGTCTCTTGAGCAAATGGCTCAGGCATACTCAATAGCTAAGAGATCCGAGCGTTTGCGAGCAAAAGGCATAGCCGTACCGGGAACCCCGGCAGATCATGCAGCTAACATTGCAACCGCAGAGTCTTTCTTGGATGAGAATGGCAACTCAATAGTCAAGGACTGGTATGACGCTTGGCAGGACTACAACGGCTACACCGTTCAGTTTCTCAAAGATACGGGTGTTGTTGATGCAGAGACCGCAGAGATGTGGCAAGACCAGTCAGACTATGTGCCTTTCTATCGTCAAGTAGAAGGTGCCGACACCCCAAACGCGCCGAACATCTTTGGCGGCCTGACTGCAAGCGCAGACCTAAAGGCAATCAAAGGCAGCGAAAAAGAAGTTAACGTGCCGCTCTTGGAAGCAATATCCATGAACCTGAACGCAGCGATTAGCATGGGCATGAAGAATGTTGCCCAGCAACGCATTGTCAGGGACATGAGAAACATTGGTTTAGCAAGAGAGGTCAAGCCCGGACAGAACACTACAGGCGAGGCTGTTGTCACCTTCAAGGTCAACGGCAATAGACGTAAGTTCATTATTGATGACCCGTTAATATATGAGTCGTTGACTGTTGAGCCTGCCGGTGGGGTAGAGCGTGAAGTTTCTAAGATACTGGGTTTCCCATCCCGTTTTTTACGAGAGATGGTTACACGGGAGCCGGGGTTTGTTATTGCAAACATGCTGCGTGATTCGTTGTCTGCGTTTGTTACCTCTGGATCTAGCTTTGTGCCAATAGTTGACACTGTCTTTGGTTACGCTGAAGGCATGGAGAAGCTTGAAAGGACAGGTGTTGTAGGCGGTTATGACTACAAGAATGACCCAGAAAACATTGGCGAGTACGCAGGAAAGATACTTCAAACTCGCAACAAGAACGTAGATCAAAGAGGGCTTCTTAGTAAACTCTTTATCGGCGGTTGGGATTTTCTTGGTCAGGCGACAACCCGTTCAGACGCTGCTACTAGAAACGCTGTTTACAACGATGTATTAGCTCGTACAGGTAATGAAGCAGAGGCCAGCTATCAAGCGATGGAGGTGTTGAACTTTGGTCGCCGTGGCAGCAGTCCTGTTATGCGATTGGTTACAGCAACGATTCCTTTCTTGAACGCTAGGATACAAGGCTTAGATGTCCTTGCACGGGCCGGTACAGGTAAAAGCTCTGCCAATAGAGACCTTTCACGCTCTCAGGCAGCCATGAGCTTTATCGCCAGAGGATCTTTGATAGCTGCTAGTACAGCCATTTACTACACAATGGTTAGTGATGATGAGCAGTACAAAGAGCAGACCGAAGAAGTAAAAGACAACTATTGGCTAATACCCACGCCGTCTGGTGTGCCAGTCAGAATACCAATCCCGTTTGAGGTTGGCCTTATCTTCAAGACGCTGCCTGAGCGGATCATTGATTCTTACAACGAAGGCACAACTGCCAGAGAGGCGCAGCAATCAATAGGCCGAGCAGTGTTTGGTACGCTTGGCGTTCAACCCCCGCAGGCAATAACCCCGATCATGGAGGCGTACATGAACTACGACCTCTACACGGGTAGACCTGTAACTCCCGTATTTATAGATTCATCATTGCCGCCAGAGCTTCAAGAGCTTGCCTCTACAACAGAGGTTGCCAAGAACATGGCAAAGGTCTTGGGCATAAGCCCGATCAAACTAGATCATTTGATGAAAGGCTACGGCGGCACAATTGGATCTTATTTCTTGGGTGCCGTTGACTATGGCTTGAGAGGCACCACCCTGCAAGGAGACAACAGAGCGGTGCTTGCTGGAACCGATGTCTCTCAGTATCCGGTCATACGAAGGTTCTTTGCTAGTGAGTTTGGTGGCGGTAACAAAGAAGACTTCTACGAGATGTGGGACTACATTAAGCGTACCGAGAACGCAGCCAAGCTTCTGCAAGACCAAGGTAGGTTTGATGAGCTTGAGAGTTTCTTGGTAAATAAAAAGCAGTTCATAGGTCTGAGGAAGCAGCTACAGCCTACAGCCAGTGCGCTTGCAGATCTCAGGAAGCAGCGTAGAACCTTATTGAAGTCTGACCTGACGGCAGATCAGAAGCAGGAGCAGATGAGGTTTATCAATACTCAAGAGCAGTACTACCTGAGCATCGTCCCGCAGCTAGAAAGATACATAGAACTGCCCACAGCAACAGAGACTGTAGCTAACAGGATATCTAATCTTTTTTAGGGCTGGGCCTGTTGAACCCAAACACCTTAACCTTGGCTTTGGATTTGTCTCTCTTCTGCTCACGCTTTTGACTAGCCCTTATGTGCGCCTGAGCAGTTACTTTGCTTGGGGCATGGCTGCCGAGCTTTGGATCTTTGATGGTAATTTCGCCAAAAGGCACTTCCTGTATCTTGCCTCCACGGGCTAGAAACTCTTCAACACTTTCCTTTATTTCTTCATCGCTCATCAGTTCATGCTCTCTAATTGTTGCGCTGTCTCGTGCGGCTCATTCTGGTCATGAGTCCTGACCACTCTTCTCTCTAATATCGTAGGGAGCCTGAGCCATGTGCCGCCGTTATCTTCTGCTATCTTCTCGGCTTCTTCTCTGGTGTCGGCCTCTATCTCTGCGTACTTGCACAGTATTTCGTGTGTCACTATGTGGAACTTAGGCATTAATTATTCACCAGTAATTATCAAAGTATCGATAAGACGTAAGCTAGAACCCATACAGCAGCGGCAATGCCAACACCCAACAGTATTCCGGTCTTAGTCTCATCATCCATGCAGTCATCCTGAAAGCCCCGCCTTCGACCTCACGGACGGGAACGTGATAAGGAGAGCGCGGGGGCAAAGGATAAACACCCGCACCTTGGTCTAAACAGTCCCGCCGTCTGACCCACCGGACGGGGCGGTGTTGGAAGGGTGTGATGATCCCTTTGGTCAATCCTAATTCTAGCGTGACAGTTGACGCAGTTGGTAGTTGACTGCCCTATAGTCATGAGCCTGTGAGCTACGCTTCACCACGCCTATTTCACTGGTTAAGGACACATGCTTCCTTAATGGAGAAGACTGACGCTGTCACTCGCCTGCCTTGTCTCTCTCACAGTTCAAAAATCCTTAAACCGGATGATGTTGTAATAGACAACAGGCTCCATATCCTGACTGTCGTTACGATCTACCCGACCACCAAACCCTACACTGTCGGGGTCTTTGCTCAGGTTTATCCAACCGGCATTGTCTTTCCATTTCACAATCAATAGGCACTCTACACCCGTTGCGTCTGTTAATGCCCTAGCAGCCATGACCTTCGATACAGATATCATGTATGTAGGGTAGGTGTCCTTGTCAACCTTGCGACATTTAATCTCAGCAAACAAGGAGATGCTGTTACCCTGCATGAAGCTAATATCTATTGGATACTTCACAGGGTTCCTGACCCAAGTCATGCCGTGCTTTTCTGCAAACACATCTGCAACATGCTTCTCGTACTCAACGTCTTGGTCTGTCTCGTATGTAGGCCTCATGACGGTGGCACCCTAAAGTCCATATCAGCAGCGGTGTTGATCAGGTTATCTATTAACCGTGAGTATGTTGCTGTGTTGGTCTCTCCGCTGCGAGTCACTGGCCTACGGCGCATACCGAACTTGGTCTCAACCTCAACGCTGCCGAAGGTCATGCAGAGCATCTCCTCATGCATCTCATCAGGTGTCATGCCGCAGTGATCCGCAAACGCTGCACACCACTTACGGTAATACCCCTCTTGGTTGCGGCTCCTGCCCTTCTGCAAGGGCTTTAGTTCAATGACCAAGCCCTTCTTGCAGCGCATGAACAAATCCATAATCTCGGCACTACGGTTAGGCACTAGGGCGCATATCGGCCCCAGTGCTTCACCAATACCAGAACCCTTGATATCAAGACGCATCAGCAAGCTTCTGATCACTGGGATGCACCAACAGGTCTTTGTGCATATCGACTAACTGATCAATCATGTCCTCGACCCGCTCAATGGACTCTTGCAAGTCATTGGCGTTGCTGTTCAGGATCTGATCTTCAGTCATCTGCCTCAAAGCGTCTTTGTAGCTGCGATGGTAGCTCTTGCTTGCCCAGTTACTACCAACATGCTTCTGCACAATCCAGTTGAAACGATCTGTGGTGATACGAGTTTTCTCGTCAATCTCTATCATCAAACCCATGCGACCTCCTAAAACGGTATATCTTCGTCTAGCCCATCGTCCATGCCGCCGAAGTCAGATTGTGGCTCAACCTGCTTTGGCTTTGGTTTGTAAACCTCCGTGCTGAGGTACTTGTACTCTCGCCCAGTATCCTTGGCGACACGGTTCCACATAGCGATATCAACCTTGAGCTTAAACTCTGGGTCTGGGTTCGCTTGGTTATCCTTTGCCATCTCCAACAACAACTTAAGCTGGTCTCTCGACACATAGATATGACCTCGCATATCTGGATGCTTGTCGTTCTTCTTGTCGTGCATCCACAACCCACCTTCACCCTTGGGATATTGACTATCCATTTTCGGACTCCTTCTTCTTTAGTTCGTCTTGCTTGGCTTTCATAACGTCAGCCAATCGTTTGTAAGATTCGGGGTACTCAGCCTGTAGCTTGTCCACCGCTTTCTTATTTCCGTCCCAGATACTGCGTAGACCCTTCTTGGTCTCTACCAGCCCATTCACTGTTTCGATCAACCGATCTACCCAGTGGTCTGCACCTTCTTGCGTTTCGGTAAAAAAGAAGTCCTCATCGTCAGCCTCTGGCTCTGGTTCTGGCTTCTTTGCAGCAGGCTTCTTGGCAACCGGCTTTTGCACAACAGGCTTGTCTTCTTTTTCCTCTTCTGTGGAATCATCCCATGTGTCTTCAGGCTGAACCTGCCCTTGGAAGATATGAAACCCTAGACCGAACATCGCAATGGTCTTAACCAAGCAGCGCATCTTTGTGTCGCTGACATCACGGGCGTTGGGGTTAGGTATAGCCTTGTTCTTGTAGTCCATGACCGGCAACCACATGTGCCGTGCATGACCTGCGATAGCTACTGTGCAGTGAACTGTTTGCGAGCCATCAGCATGAACCTCGTTCTCCCCGAACTCGTAATGAGCGGTAGGGTAATGGCTCATAAGCAGCCGCCAAGCCTCGTTCCAAGCCAGATAGGTCAACCCGTTTTTCTTCTTTGCAAACTCGCTGCATTTCACTGGGTAAAGGGTGGCCCAGATATCGCCTAGCGATACGTCATTTTCCATGTTGCACTCCTGCTATGGATTAGTTTTGTGAACTGAATGGGTCTTTACTGAACCCCGTTAATTTATTTCTGTAGTGCCGCTTTGGTACGTCGTAATGCTCCTCAAGCGCAGCTTCTAGTAGGTTAGAAATCTCAATCGGCTCAAGCTGGTAGAACTGACTCATTGGAAACCCAAAGAGAAAGCCCTTGGCCCAAGTAAACGAGGCCTGATCGCCCTTAATCGCCATCTGTAGCGCAGGAATCTGCGTTATCTGGAACACGGCAACCATCTTCTCGTAGGTTGGCTTGTCAGACTCAATCATCATCCAAGCCCTCAATCTTGGTGATCTTTTCGTGGAGAAAACTCTCACACCAATTCAGTAACTCATAGACCGCCTCAGACACTGTGTCTGGCTCTATCGGCTCGACTACCACCGTTAGCTGACGGTTATCACTATTGTAAGTCGCCTCCAACTTCACTTCTCCTTTTTCTGTTTCCAACTCAAGACTCCATTTGAAATTGATCACACCACCTCGCTACACGGCACCAGTCCTGCGAACATCGGGTTGACTCACCAAGCCTCTCCTCTATCGCATGGCCTGTGCCAAGTGGTTCGATGTAGGCCTCAGCCTCTTCTCTTGTTGTCAGGACGCGCACAGCCCGTTTACGGCCTTTTTTGAGTACTGCATAGGTAGTTGGCTTCTCCCATCTCTCAGCGGCTGTACAGGCCGGTAGATCGCTGCCACTGACCAGATAATCGTACTCAGCTTCTTGATGAAGCCTTACCCGTTCTCGTATGTACTTGTCGGCATCGTCCTCTGACCACAGGGGTATCTCGACAATATGTACTGGCGACTTGGGGTAGTCTGCCTCCATCTGAGCTTTACGCCTCTGCCAATCACGCAGGATTGCAATAATCCTTAGCCCTTTGACTGGTAAATCTTTAGACCAGCGGACAAGCCAAGCATATGCGTTCAGTTGATTGTGCCACTCAGTCTTGTCATGAATGACAGACCACACTGATGTGACCTTGTAGTCGCTGATAAGCACGCCATCGTCATGCACTTCCTGCAAATCGACAGCACCACTAATCGTCCAACCCCTGACCTCGGCGTACATGCGTTCCTCTGATATCACGTTGGCATGCTCATTGTTGGCTACCGCCTTCTCAAACATGCCGTGAACAGATGTGCCGAACCGAGACCACAGGAAATCCACGACATCCTGCTCTATCCGGTGTTCGTTATTGCGCTGCAATATCGCTACACGGGGGCTGTCGATCAGGCTTGTTACAGACCTGTTTGACTTGCCCTTGGTGTAATCATCTTGCAGCAATGCATCGACAACGACATCAGGGAGGTTGAACTGGTTAGTGATTCTCATCTACTGCTCATCAGCCTTGTGCATGGAAACGCGAGAGTACCCGCCCTTCTCCTTTTTGCAGTTAATGACCTTGTAGGTAAACGGGCAGCTTTTGCCCTGACCAATTCTAAATTGGCTGACGTAGTTGTTCACACAACTCACAACCCGAACCTTGCCAAGGCCTTCGTAGTCATAAGGCACATCAAAGTGCTGACCGGCTTTCAACGCTGTTATGGTCTCCATAACCTCAATCCTCAACAGAGATTCTTTTGAGGGTGGCTTGGGACTATCTTCGATCTTGAACATATTGCACTCCTGCGTTTGTTCTTTAGGTGACTCGGTAAACTCGTAAACCGTATTGTCCTGCCCCACGGCTTGGATCAGGGTATTTTCTGACAGAAAATGTCGAATCCGGTTCCACACTGCTTTTAACATCGTTTTGCATTCTCCGTATTGCTGACCTGATGGCGTTGGTTTTCGCTTTGCGATGCGCCTCGCTCTCAGTCGGGACAAAAAAGGATTGATCAATCCTCATCTGTTCCACAATCTTTTTGAAGTTTGCTGGCAGGCTTTCTCCTGCCCCCATACGGTTGTCCTTGGGTAGTGGGACATTGTCCTCCAAGACCAATAAATCTTCGTTGTTGTTCGTCATAGTTGATAGAACCTTCGTCTTCCAATTCGGTTAAAAATGATTTGAGTTTAGCCATGTGTCCAGTGTGTATGTTAGAGTGAGTACCGAATCTAGCATATGGAGTAAACATTGACAACAGTACAGTTCACAATTTATGGTGAGCCAGCATCAAAAGCAAATAGCCGAAAACTTGTGACGATTCGCGGCAGGCCTGCGTTCATCAAAAGCAAGAAGGCTAGGGACTATGTAGACACGTTTGCCAAGCAATGCCCTGTGCTGCCAGAACTGCTGGAGGGGGATTTGTCGGTGACTATGACTATCTACTATGCGACGAGAAGGCCTGATCTTGATGAGTCAGTAATCTTAGATTGTATGCAGGACAAGATTTACAAGAACGATAGGCAGGTGAAACAGAAACACATCTACTGGGGGTTAGACCGTGATCAGCCGAGATCAGAAATCTGCGTGGAAGAAGCGCAAGAGAAAACTTAAGAGAAGAATTTTCATTCAAACCGTAAAAGATATCGACTCAGATTCCTCAAGAGATAGAATCAGTGCCATCCGATATTTTGCAGATGAGACAATCGCTATGCCGCTCAATGCAAACCCTGACTTTAGGCAGCAAGCTTTGGCTGCTGCTCGGTTGCAGGGTGTTGAAAGAAAGAGGGCGGTGATGGATCTGCTGGAGGAGGTGATAAAACCGGCTAGGAATATTCCTGTTGAGGAAGATTCCTAATTATTTAAGGAATGTTCCAAGCTGGGCATATTCCTAAGACCACCTGACGGTGGATTTTAACCACAGCAAAAGCAGGAGTGCAAATGCTAAATAAAGAAGACTTGGATTCGATCCTAGTCCAATACACCGAGAACGCTCGTATACCTTGCCCAGTATGCAGTGAGACAAGAAAGAAGAAGGGCATGAAATCAATGACTGTAACGATGGACGGGAACACAACCCTGTATCACTGCCATCATTGCGGTTTAGCTGGCAAAACAGACCATCCAGACTACCGTCCACAGGCACCCAAAGTCAGGGCGATATCCGTTCCCAAGACCACCGATAAAGATTTGATCAGTAAATGCTTGTCAGATAGAGGCATAGACCCGTCTGTCGTTGACAGGTATCCAGTCGTTAGCGGCACAAAGTTCTACCACAACAACGGTGAGCAGCCGTCTATCGGTTTTGTCTACGGCAACAAAGAAGCCGTGAAGTGGCGTAGTGTCGAGGGTAAAGCGTTTACACAAGACGGTGCTGCCCGAACCCTGTGGGGTGCAGAGCAGGTGCCAGATGATGCAACCACACTGGTCATTGTTGAGGGTGAAATGGATTTGCTGGCATGCGCTACGGCTGGCATAGATTCCTGCGTCAGCGTACCCAACGGCGCGCCACAGAAGGTAAGCACAAAAGAATTAAACCCAGAAGACGATAACAAGTTCGCCTACATCTGGGCGGCAAAGGATTTGATTGAGCGGGTGGACAGGATTGTTTTAGCTGCTGACGGTGACGATGCTGGGTTCGCATTGGCTGAGGAGTTGGCTAGGCGTATCGGCAGGGCCAAGTGCTGGTCTGTCGAGTGGCCTGATGGGTGCAAGGACGCAAACGATGTTTTGCTGAAGCTTGGGCCAGAGGCATTGGCACTGGCAATTGACAGGGCGGCAGCTATGCCGTTGGAGGGTGTGTACTCAGCGGATGACTATGCTTTGGACATTGCTCACCTGTACGACAACGGCTTGGTGGGCGGGATGTCTACGGGGATACCGTCTGTCGATAGGCTGTTCACAGTGGTGCCGGGGCAGTTGTCTGTGGTTACCGGACTGCCGGGATCTGGCAAGTCTGAGTTTATTGACCAGATAATGGTTAATCTGGCACAAAGCGAGGGCTGGAGGTTTGCCATTGCAAGCTTTGAGAACCCGCCGCCTCTGCACATTGCCAAGTTATCGGAGAAGTTTGTCGGCAAGCCGTTCTTTGACGGGATGCCAAACCGCATGAGCAGGGTTGAGTCTGTCAGTGCCATGAACTGGGTCAACGATCACTTCCTGTTCTTGGAGCAGCGTGGAGGCGAGGCAACCACAATCGACAGTATCCTAGACCGTGCTAGGCAAGCTGTTATGAGGCTGGGCATACGAGGCTTGGTCATCGATCCGTACAACTACATCTCGCAGAGCAGGTCGCTAGACAATGAGCATCAGGGCATCAACGAGATGCTGACTAGGCTTGTTGCGTTTGCTAGAGCTAATCAGATTCACATTTGGTTTATCGCTCACCCAGCCAAGATGCCAACCAACCCAGACGGCACAACGGCGGTGCCAAAGGGGATGAACATCTCTGGTAGCGCCAGCTTCTTTGCCAAGGCAGACCTTGGGATCACCGTACACCTTAGCCCTGAGAAGGCTACTGAGATACATGTCTGGAAGGTCAGGTTCAAATGGATAGGCACTACGGGCGGCACCGTCTTGGACTATGACATACCCACAGGCCGGTACAGCGAAATCAGCTATGACGATCTGCCAGATCCGTTCTCGCCGCCAAGGGTGAAAGACTTTAACGAGACCGACGATGAGTGGGACGTTGAAATCTAAGGTTAACGACATCGGCACGGCGGCACTCCACCGCCGCCATGTCATTGCCTTGGAGGAGTCTGATAGCGGTATAGGCCGCGCCCGTGTTGCTGACCAGATGTTCATTGATCATTTACTGCTCAAACGGTATATCACGATCAAGCATCATCAAGCTGCCGAGAGAATACTTTCGCAAGCTGTTCAGGCAGGCGTTTACCTCAAGAGTCCAGACATGACCGCTACGCACACTGGTGGGCATCGGGGAAATCGCAACGAACAAATCCTGATGCTCAGTCGCACGTTCAAAAGAATTGCAAAAGAATTTGGGGAGCATGCAGCCTCCCTGACCTACCTGATGATAGTAGAGGACAAGCCAACCGACTCGCTGTCTGACATAGAGACTCTGATAACCGTCCTAGATTCGGTTTAGCAACCACAAGCAACTTACGCACATTCGCGTAAAAAAACGCAGAAGTTGGTAGCTAATAACTGGCTATCAAAAAACCCCGCAAAGCCTTATTCCACATAGCACCTATAGGTGTGTTGTAGATACCTTTGGTCTTACTGACTGAGCAGGAATACATAAATATTCTTATCACCGACAGAAATGTTTTTGTGACCCTTGGTGTATTTTCTGTCCGGCTTGGGGGTGGGCTATCAAAAACAGCCTGTAGGCACTAACACCGCTGGTCACCTATAGCCGTGTTGTAAGTACCCGTCGTTACGTTACCAGCGTCGCTTCCAATAGCGGTGTTATGTGTGCCAGTGGTGATGCAAAACACAGTTGTAGGTGGGCTATCAAAACCGTGGGGCAGGATGACTAACACGATACTGGAACTCATCCCAGATTTTGGGCGCAAGACGTACCTGTTTGGTGTCGAGCTATCGAAATGTTGTTTTCATATGGGAGTTGTAAAGGATGCAGGACGCAAACTTTTTTACTTATTGATTGGTCAATAAACTAGGGGGGGTTCCCCCTAACCAAGCAGGGGATGCTTGGCAGGGGGTGGGTCGTGCAGGAGTTCAGTGATTAGAACCTAATAGACTCCAGTGGTCAACTATGGACAGTCTGGGCAGAACGGTAACATTCGGCCCTCTTCGTCCTCATCTTCGTACATCTCAGCGCCACACGCATCGCAATACTCAGCGTCATACTCGTATGGGTTGTGAAACGAACTGTCTGGTCGATCACACATCAATGCATCTCCTCTGGTGGGCAGGTGCATTCCTCTGACTGCTCAACTAGCCAGTCGCTGTACTCGCTGGCAGCCTCTACGCAGATCAGCGCGGCCTCTGCTGGAGAACTGACCTTGTAGGTAAGCATAACCATGCCAATGATTCTGGCGATCTCCCATGCCCCCTCTAATTCATCGGGCAGGGCTTCGTGAAGCGCCATGCTCACCTTCTCAAACTTCTCTTGATTATCCATACTATTTGCCCTCCACGGCGGTTTCTACGATTTTGATGTAATCCATAAGCTCCTCACTATTCTCAAAGTAAGGTGTGCCGTTGGTGAAGTAATTCACATCACCTGTACCTGCCCAGTACCGCAGGTCATTGAGGTAATTTTCCAAAAGTTCTTGTTCAACCGAAGGTGTGCGTTTGCTGTAAACAAACCAAACCGGAACAAACCACAACGCGATCATTGCGGGGAATGCGATCACGGGCGTTAACCCGAACCCGCTGCCGAATGAATACTCGTATCCCAGCAGCGCCATAAGCGCAGACAAAGCAGCGCATACCACTGCCAGCGTTAACGTAATCTCGAATCTCATATCACTATTCTCCAAAAAATAAGTAATGGGTTGTGGCGCGGATTGCACCGTGGTGACCACCAAGGTAGGCACTACACTGAAATCATCGTGAGCAGTTTTTCTCGTCATGCTCAGGACGCATCGTGCAAGTTTTACATCGTGGCTAGGATGGGTCGCGGCTATTGCCGCTGTTATGTAACCCGTATCACCTCACCGAAGGGTTCGCACCCAGCGAATAAAGGCGCACGGTCTGTCGTTGCCCAGATCACCGGATAGTCTGGATCACTGAAGTCATGCCAGCCGTCTGGCCCAACGTCACCCCAGCCATCGGTGAAGTAGATCATGGCGCATGGCTCCAAGCCCTCACGCGCAACGTAGTTGAACGGTGGGTTGAACGCCGTGCCGCCGGTCTCAGGAATCCTGAGCGTTAGCTCCTCATGCCGATCAAACTCCTCGACGCCGCAGAGGACATGGTGGCAGTAGATCACCACAGTCTTAATAGGGTTGATCTCATCGATGATGTCCTGCACATGGCCTGCAATAGCGTCTAGCTCGTCTTGGCCCATTGATCCGCTGGTGTCTACCGACACAACAAGCTCGCCGTTAGGCTCACGCTCCTGCGTCGGCAAGATCATGCCCTGCGAGAGCAGTCGGCGCTCTGGTCGAGCAAAGGTGTGCTCAGTCAGAACGTAGTCAGAGAACGCATCTTTAAGATGCTCGAACCAAGGGACAGGGTCACCGGATACGCCACTGATGATCTGGTCAACAGCAGCGCCACGGCCCTCACCTTTGCCCTTGATTTTATCCTGAGCCTTTGCAGCCTCAAATATCTGACTGGTGATCTCACGCTGCACAGAAGCTTTCTGATCAGCAGACATTGCGGTGCCGTCATTGTTGGTGCCTTCCCAGACCTCACCCCAAGGCGCGTCAGGGTCAGCAGGGCCGTCGCCGTCACCAGAGGTGCCAGTGTCGCCAGCATCGCCGGTATCGCCGTCAGAGCCGCCCTCAGAGCCACTGTCGCCCTGATCAGGGGTATCCCCATCGGCAGCGCCATCGCCTGAGTCATCATCGTCAGCGCCACCGTTGCCGGTGCTGGGCTTGTCGGCCTCAGTGCTGCGCTGGCTTTCGAGGATGGTGTACACCTGTTCAGCAGACTTGCCAATGTAGTCGGTGCTGTACAGGCCATCGTGAACCTCAAAGCCCTCACGCACTAGCGCGTAGTTGATGGCGTAGTCAGCAGCCTCATTCCAAAGCTTGTGATCACGGCTGCCCTTACGCAGGTGATGGAACCCATCAACATGCATAATCTCATGAGCCAGTACGGTCATGATGAACTTGTAGCCGTGGATGTTGTGCTGCTCAGGCACCCACTTCTCGTTGAAGTAGATAGCCTTGCCGTCGGTTGCCATCGTCGAGGTTTTGGTTGTAGGCACCAGCAGTAGCTGATGCAGTCGGAAGCCAAAGTATGGAAACTCGCGCAGCATGCGTCGTCGAGCTTTCAACATAATGTTTAACGCGGACATAATTATTTCTCCGTTAATCCCAAAGGCCGGTGAGGTTATCGACAATCGACTTGGCCTTGTTGGCAACAGCCTGACGCTCAGTTGATGAGTCGCGCAGCCGCTGAGGATCTAGGCCGTTGAGTTGAGACAGGATAGCGTTGCTTGCCTGCGCCAGCTTGGGGTCGCCGGTAATGTTGAGTGAAGGTAGAACCTGAGCAAGCTTCTCGATGTTCTCGACAGTGGTATCTGCAAACTTGCTTGCACGTTTGGCACCAACAGGCTTGCTACCGTGCCGCTCAAGGCCGTCAACCAAAGACTGCAAGGTGTCGATGACACGCTCATGCACAGACTCAGCGGCAGACTCGACGCGCTTGTTGATGTCGGACTCGGCCTGAGCCTTGATCTTGGCGATCTTGTCGGCAGGCAGGTTGACCCTGATATCACCGGAGTCGGGCATGGCGCGTAGTATGTAGCTGAACTGGTAACTGCCAGCGACAAACTCAGCACTGGGTAGCTCTGAGATATCGAAGGAATCACCAAGGTCTTTTTTGGCACGCTTCAAGATGTTGGGCCATTCGGTAATGACCTCGCGCTTTAGCTCCTCAGCGCGGTCTACTTTCTTGTCCCACTCAGCCTCAAATGATTCGATCTGGTCAACAGTGATCAGGCGTACACCATCCTCCCAAGGCATGGTCACAGGGTTGAGTACTGAGTTGCGAAGCTGCCCAGCGATACGGTTGAGCGCCTTGATGGCAGGTGCATCGAGCAGTTTCTTGGTCACGGTGATGACCTTGGGGTTGGCGTTCTTAGTCGCGGCAACCTCAGCAGATATGCTGGTGTCTTTGCGGCTGTTTGAGAATTTCTTGATCGTCGCAGCAATAAGCATTGCGTTGTTCTGGATCTTATCCATAACTATTTACTCCAAAATAAATAAAGGGGGCCGAAGCCCCGTGGGGTTTAGTGGGTTGCTTTGTGGGCAACATACTCAGGTGAAGCCTTGAGGTCTGGGTCACGGCGCGTTGCCAGTATCCAGAACACTTCCAGCAGTTCGTTGTTGATGCGGGACACGACAGTCACGCCATTGCCAAGACTGTCAGCGGTCACCCGCGCAGCCAGCGCAGCGGTCACTGCATACTGAGTGGTGATCTCATTGGGCAGTGGCACGTTGTGCGGGTCAGACAAAAACATGCCAATGTCAGGCAGGTTGCGCATCGTGCGGAGGAACGCGATAAACTCGCCAGCAGCACCAGCGCCGATAGCACCTTCGATAGCGATGTGCTCCAGATCAGCCGCCATGCCATCGTCAAGGATGTCGCTGACAGACTCCCATGTTCGCGGCGTAGCGATAGCAACCTTGTCTTTGGCGGTGCCGCCATTGGGGAACTCATGAATGAGTCCAGCCTGATCACCGGCAGCCTCACCGCGAAACTTCAGGAACGCGATCACCTCTGGGCGAACACCAATGTCTTGAAAGTAATCGGTGGTCTCAGCAGCGGATGGCATAACATCCAAGTGATACTTGAAACGGGTGCTTACAGCAGCATCCATACGCCCAGACACACCAGCGCCGTCATTGGGACGGTTGGATGCGGCAATGACAAACCAGCCAGCAGGCAAGATGTAGTCGCCCAAGCGGAACTCATTAAGCAACTGGTATCCAGCATTTTTGACCGACTGGCATGCAAGCTGTATCTCATCCAAGAACAGAATGCCGAACTCGCCGTCACGCGCCACATTGGGCAGCCATGATGGCGTAGACCATTCGGTAGTCTTTGATGGCCCAGCCGACAGTAGCTGATAGGCAGCGCGTTTCACTTCGTCACTCATGCCAGCCATTTCGTCATTACCCACCGCATCGAGCGCATCGCGCTGGTCACGGATGTAGGGAATGCCGCGAGTATCGACTGCGTCGAACTGTGACAGGCGAACATCTAGCAAGCCGACAGGCTTATCAAAGTGGGCGCTAATCTTGGTGATCAATTGTTTGACGATGGATGATTTGCCAACGCCGTAGGTACCCCAGAGATACACGGGCTTGTGGCGCTTGCCGCCAGATAGTTGACTGATGGCGTGTGCCAGCAGCATTTCTGAGGCCTGCGAAGGGCTGACCTTTGATGCGTTAATGGACATAGGTGTCACTCCAAGTTGTTGTATTGGTTTTCCAAGACCGCGCCTCCTACACGGTTTCGGCTGATTACCAGTCAGCACTCATCAGTTGGAAAGTAGATCGTCAATCCAAGCCTCGAAATCCTCGAAGCGGTCAAAGTTAGGAACGACGCATACCGATACAGCATGCACGTTGCCGGTGTATTCAACCTGCCCATTGGCAGGGTCTAGGAACGACACGCGCCCCCGTTCAAGATCGATACGTTCTTCCATGTTTAAGACCCTCGCATGTCGATGGTTATGAAAGCCTCACGCCCACGGTCAGTCGCGTCAGACAATCTTTGCCAAGCAAAGCTCTGAGCGTCATCAGCACTGCGTGAGTGGGCAATGATCACTGGTCTGCGATCACCAATTTGTTGGGTCACTTGGAACCCGCTGCCGACAGGCATTCTCGAAATGGTAAAGGTTGTTGTCATTACAGACTCCCGATTGATGCAGTGCCCTGCGATTGCAAAGCCCTGCGGATTGATGAAATGAATGCACGCTTTTGCATGATCATTCGGTTGAGGAACAGGCGTCGGCGGTTGAACCGCAGCACGGCCTGACGTTCTGAAGTAGTCATCACACTTTCTCCAATTGATCGAATCAACAATAGCCACTCAGTGAATGGTCATTGGTGAGCCGAAGCTCTGCGGTAGCTGAGGGGGTGAGCCTCAGCCAATAGCCCGAACCGCATGTCGGCGTTTGTACGCCTGTCGGGGAACTTGTGTATCGCTTAACGCCGTGGGTGCGCCGGACTCTTACCGGAGGGGCTGGGCCTCTATGACCCGCAGCGCGTTTCATAACGCACCCCTGTCGCGTAGGCGGTAGGCCTACCAGACTTGATTCACATTTAAGCCTTCTCTCAAGGCACCCCATCTCAGTTGCGAGGGGCTTGGCGGGGATTGGGAAAGCCTCCCCCGTGGGCTTGAGTGGATTTTACACACATATGAAAACAGTACGCAATACCCTGTACTCAATAAATAATTAAGCACACAGATACAACGAGTGGTGCGGGGATTTATTACTAGCCCGTTTGATATTGGCTCGCCACACGGTAAGCAGGGGGATGAATTCGGGATAAGAGGAACGCGCATGCGAATAGCAGGTAACAGTGTGCAATACAAGTATTGACAAGCAAATAAGCAGTAAATAGTTGGTATGCAGTAGAAAGTGCTTTGTAATCAATAACTTACATACGAATTTCCGTCTAAGCGTACTTCATGGGGTAGGCAATGCGATGTTATGGGGTGGGTCAAACATCGCTTAGAACGCAATTCTGGGCCTCCTATCGGCAAGTGCGATATGTCAAGCTTTTTATGCATATAGTTTACTGGGTACTGGTGATGGACGGTCACCACGGCGGCAGTATGATCGGCACCAATACAGGCATTGGAACAGGCAAGCATGGGCAGACCCAAGTCAGGACTCACCAGTAAGCAGCGGCACTTTGCGTTGGCATTGGGCAGTGGTGCAGGCATGAGCTTAAGTGATGCGTACAGGGAGGCGTACC